AGAAAGCAGAAGTGGATCGCATTACGAACCACATTGACCAACGCTTTAACAAGCTTGAAGCAAAGATTGACCAGCTTATTCAAGCGGGGCGATAATGCCAAGCAAGAGTAAAGCTCAACGAAATTTCATGGCGGCGGTGGCTCACAACCCAGCGTTTGCCAAGAAAGCAGGCGTCCCACAGTCTGTGGGTAAAGATTTTAATGAGGCCGACAAAGGCCGTAAATTTGCAAGAGGTGGTGACACTATGGCTACAAAAGATTCAGAATTTGATGATGACGTTGCTACAGTAAAACGCGCTTTGTACAAACAACCCGGCGATGCAACGCTCTACAGTCGTGAACGTGGTCTGAAACCCGGTATGGCGCGCCGCCGTCTTGATGAACGTGGCGTTGATGTTCGTGCTCTGGCTGCCAATGAGGCAAATCCAGATGATCTTGGTAATTTTAAAAAAGGTGGCAAAGTGAAACACGAAGACGTAAAAATGGATAAGAAGATGATGCAGAAGGCCGTGAACAAACACGAAGGCCGTTTGCACAAAGGCTCAACCATGACCAAACTGGCTAGCGGTGGTTATACAAAAGCGGCTGATGGTATTGCTACTAAAGGCAAAACCAGAGGCACTCAAGTTGTAATGAAGCGCGCCGGCGGAAAGTGTTAAGGAGCTGATATGCGTGAAGACTTATACGTATACGGCGGTTCTACCGACATGGAACTTGAGCTTGAAGACAGACTTCGAGATAAAGCTGGTGCTGGCCGTGGCGGTCAAGGTGGCCCCACAGCTAAAGAATTGGCTGACTATGAGCGCAAGATGAACAAAGGCATCTATACCGAAGGTATGGGTAAGCCTCCTCAAGATATTGATGGTCGTTCAGCTGCGCCCAAGAAGACTGTTAAAAAGGCCGGTGGCGGCATGACAGCCTCCAGTCGTGGTGATGGTATTGCACAGCGCGGTAAAACGCGCGGAAAGATGTGTTAAATCATGATGGCTAGTCGCGGTATGGGCGCTATGCGCGCCAGCAAAATGCCCAAAGGTGTACGCAAAGAGCGTAGGGATGACACTAACTTTACTGAATACGCTGATGGTGGGCCTGTTGGCTTGTATGCCAACATTAACGCCAAGAGAAAACGTATCGCGGCTGGCTCTAAAGAAAAGATGCGTAAGCCAGGTTCTAAGGGTGCACCTACAGCTCAAGCATTCATTAACTCTGCTAAGACTGCTAAGAAATGACCACTACAGGAACCACAGCCTTTAACATGGAGTTCACCGAGCTCGCTGAAGAGGCGTGGGAGAGAGCTGGCCGTGAGATGCGTACTGGTTATGACCTACGCACAGCGCGCCGTTCTCTTAACCTGATGACCATTGAGTGGGCTAATCGCGGCATCAATATGTGGACGATTGAGACTGGGACAATTACTCTGACTCCGGGACTGGCCACATACGCTCTGCCTTTAGATACGATTGACTTGCTGGATCATGTGATCAGGACACAAGCTAACAACTCTTCAACTCAGGCAGACTTGAGTATTACGCGCATCAGCGTTTCTACTTATGCAACGATCCCTAACAAGTTGGTTCAAGGCAGGCCGATCCAAGTCTGGATTCAGCGTCTTTCTGGTGAAACTAATCCCACTGACATTGTACTTAGTGGCAACATCACATCGACCGCTACATCAATCACGCTTAGTTCAGTGCTTGGACTAGCTGGGTCTGGGTTTATCCGCCTTGGCACTGAAGACATTTACTACACCTATATCAGTGGTAATGTGCTGGGCGGTGTATTCCGTGGTCAGAACAATACTATAGCTGCAGCACAAACAGATGGAACTGCGGTGTTTGTGCCCCAGTTGCCCGCTGTAACAGTGTGGCCAACGCCTGACAACTCACAGCAGTACCAGTTTGTGTACTACAGAATGCGCCGCATCCAAGACGCTGGCGCTGGTGTACAGACATCCGATATGAATTTCCGCTTCCTGCCATGCGTAGTGGCCGGATTAGCCTACTACATAGCTATGAAGGTGCCTGAGTTACAAGGCCGTCTGGATATGCTTAAGCGGGTCTATGACGAACAATATACTTTGGCGGCTCAAGAGGATCGCGAGAAGGCTACATTGAGGTTGGTGCCTCGTATAGCGTTCATTGGTGGTGGTACTTAATGGCAACACCCTTTGCATCCGGTAAATATGCTATTGCCGAATGTGATCGGTGTGGGCAGCGCTACAAGTTAAAGCAGTTAAAGATGGAGGTCATCAAGACCAAGCTTTATCAGCTCAAAGTTTGTGAAGCTTGCTGGGATCCAGATCAGCCGCAGTTGCAGCTGGGTATGTATCCTGTTTATGATCCGCAGGCTTTGTATCAGCCACGGCCAGACACAACGTATGTGACGGCGGGTTTGAATGCGGCAGGTAATTTGACTGGTGGTTCACGGGACATCCAGTGGGGTTGGAATCCGGTTGGCGGAGCTAGTGGTTTTGATGAATATTTAACACCTAACTACTTGGTTGCAACGGCATTTGTTGGTACAGTAACAGTTTCATAGGAGCTAAACATGGCATACACACGATCAGCAGACGGAGTTGCTAAAAAAGGTAAGACTGATGTTCACATCTTCCCTAACAGCGGTCATTCTGTCAAAGAAACAAAGGGTGGAACAGGTAAGGGTAAGGGTAAAACCAACTCTGACATGAAGACTATGGGTCGTAATTTGGCAAAGATTGCCGCACAGAAGCGAGGCTAACATGGCTAAATACAGCAAGATGATGATGGGTAAAGAAGTTGGCGATGCCAAAGTCTATGCTCCTCCGCACACAATGAAGGGCGAGAAGGTTGCTCCTAAAGAAAATCCTGGCTCTGGTAAAAACTTGAGCCGTGCTGATACTGTGGAGATGACTGTTGGTAATATCAACAAATCATCTGGTGGTGAGCCTAAGACGTCCGGCATTAAGATGCGCGGCACTGGCGCGGCCACTAAAGGTTTAATGTCTCGCGGCCCAATGGCTTAAATTATGGCACTAACATACGCCCAACTTGTAGCTGCGGTAACTGATTACACGCAGAACACGTTTGACACGACTACGATCAATACAATGATCAAGCAGGCGGAGCAACGCATCTATAACACGGTGCAGATTGCCAACTTGCGTAAGAATGTCACGGGCGTTTTGTCAACCGGCAATAAGTACTTAGCCTGTCCAGAGGATTTTCTCTCGACATACAGCCTTGCTATCTACCCGTACAACGCAACAACAGCGACTGGTACATCTGCTGCCAATACAATTGTTGTGGCCAGTGCTACAGGTATTGCTGTAGGTCAGCAGGTCACAGGCACAAACATTGGCACTAACGCCATTGTTCGTAGCATCAGCGGAACCACAATCACATTAACAGTAGCAAATAGCGGCACAGTAAATGGTGCGGTTGTGTTTCAGGGTGACTATTTGTACCTTTTGAACAAAGATGTGAACTTTATGCGCGAGGCATATCCACTGAGCGCACAAGCTTCAGAGCCCCGTCACTATGCCATCTTTGGCCCCCAGTCTGCCAACGTCAATGAGCTGTCGTTCATTCTTGGCCCTACGCCAAACGTAAATTACTACGCAGAGCTCCATTACTACTACTACCCAGAGTCTATTGTGACTGCCTTGACCACATGGCTGGGTGATAACTTCGACTCTGCATTACTGTATGGCACTCTGTCTGAAGCAGGTACGTACATGAAGAGCTCGCCCGAAGATGGAATGTATAAGCTGTATCAAGAGCGTTATGTTCAGGCTATGGCGCTTCTCAAGAACTTGGGTGATGGTAAACAAAGGGCTGACGCATACCGCGATGGCCAAGTTAGGGTTGCAGTCTCATGAGTATTGTTCAGACCCAGACCACAAGCTTCAAGGCGGAGCTGTACCAAGGTATTCACGACCTTACTACAGACGTTATCAAGATTGCTTTGTACACGGCCAGCGCCGATCTAAACGAAGCAACCACGATCTACTCGTCTACGAATGAAGTAGTGGCATCTGGTTACTCAGCTGGTGGGTCTATTTTGACGCCAATTACAGTAACATCCTCTGGGTATACGGCCTATGTTGGCTTCCCTAATGTATCTTGGACTGCCGCTTTGACAGCCAGGTGTGCTTTGTCC